TAGCCGCCAGGCCTTGGGGGCGCGCCACGGGGCCGCACAGGGGCTTGCCGGTTCTGGCCCTCACGGCGGCAGAATGGCCTCGGCCAGGATATCCAGAATCTCGGCTTGGTCCCCCGGGCTTAGGCCCAGAAATGGCCGGGCGGGAATGTTGCGCTCCGGGGCGCCAAACTGGTGGGTGGCCGCGTAGGCCTGCAAGGCCGCAAGGCCCGCCTCGTCCTCGTCGTAAAGGGGGGCCATGTTGTCCCGCAATAACAGGGTGGCGCCGTGCAGTATCTTGTCAGGCGCGGGAAGTTTGTCTTTTTGCCCCCCGCCGGCACTGTAGCCAGCATTCTTGCGGGCCTGGGTTTGGGGAGTGACCGGCGCCCAGGGGGTGCCGTCGGGGGCTTCCTCGCGGTCGAATCTGTCCCGGGTGCTACGGTGCAGGTGCTCGGCAATCTCCATCATCACCGGGCGAAGGTTGCGGCCGGTGGCCAGAACATGGTTCAGGGCCGCCACCAGCTCGGTGGTGTCGAAGTCGACCTGTACGTTGGTTCCTGCCATGGTTGTGTCCTATACTGATTGCCGTAGCGGGCCGAATAGCACTCCGAGGTGCGCCCAAGGAGCCCGTGCCAGGTGGAGCGGCGGAGCGTCTCCACCTTTTTTTTGCCTAGTCGTCGTCACCTGTCGCTCGATAAAGCAATGCCCCCTGCCGTTGCTTTTCCAGATATCCCGCCCTGTTCGGCACCCGGCGGCCCTCGACGGTTTTATAGGGCGTGAACGTGGTGGAACCCTTCCAGGTACCCGCCACCAGCTCGAACACGCTCAGACCATGCACCGGCTGCCCGTCCTCCACCAACTCCCAGCGTTTGATGTAGCGCCGCTTGACGTGGTACTTGCCGGCTATGGCGGAGTTTTCTTCCAGCTGAGCCCAGATCTCGTCCGGGTCGATGATGGAGCGGGCCAGCAGGCGAACGTACAGGTGGCGAATCTTGTCCTTGTCCAGTTTGAGAACGCCCTGGCTGTCGCGGAAAAGTTCATCGCTGATCAGCAGCGGTTCACCCATGGCGTCGAAGAACGTGTGGGGGCCAGCGGCGCCGAATTCCCCCAGAAACGCCTGGATGTAATGGTCGTCCGGGAGGCCGTCCGCCAGGACCAGGGCGCGGTTGACCGGCGTGGGTGCTGGCAGGGGCGGCGTGGTCGCGGGGCCGGCGGGGATGGGGGGCGCCACCGTGCGGCTGCCCTGTGGGGCGTGGCGGGGTGTTAGGGCACGTACCCAACTCTCCCCTGGCCTGTGTTCGAAGCCGGGGTCTACCCCCAGGGGAATGGCCCGCACCTCGCCGGTGCGCTTGTCCACCCACTCCCTGAATTCATCCGGCGGTGCCGCGTCCGGCCCTGACTTGCCCATTCGCCGGAGCTGGCGCTCGGACACGGGAAATTTCTTGCAGCGGCAACCGTAGCCATTGCTGGGGCTGTGAACGTCCCACCAGGGGTCGTCGGCGGGTAGCACCAGGCGGTCCCAAGCCTTGTGCTGGGGCCGGTAATTCTCGGCCCCGGAGTGGCGGTATTCCATGTAGGGGAACTGGCGCTTGAAGTCGGGATCGGCAAATTGCCTCTCGCGACCGGCATTGTAGGCCTGGCGCAGGTTGGTCTCGTAAATCAGGCGGCTACGCCAGCCCCGGCTGCCGTGGTAGTCCCACCCATGCCGGGCGACGATGGCATCGAAATCCTTGCGAAAGTCCGCCAGGGTGCCACCGTTGTCGATCAGCGCCTGGATGCTGTTGGCAAAGTCTTCCAGGATGGCGGTGCGGTTGGCGCCGGCCACCATGAAGGCGTGATCGTGCTGGGGACCGTAGACATCCTGCCAGCCGGTGGTGGGCAGCGGGTTCTTCTGGCGAAAGTACTCGCTGGCCTCGGCAAACGGTTTGTTGCCGTAGTTCACCGCCATCAGCGGGCCTCATCCAGCAGCTCGTGGCGGCCCGCCAGGGCAGCCGCTTCCAGGGCCAGGGACATGGCCTGGGCCAGGTCATCCAGGGGCAGGTCCAGCGCCAGCAGGCCGTCGCGCAGCTCTTCCAGGGTGGCGGCGGCGTCCACCAGCTGGCGAATGCGATCGATCATGGCGCCGACGTGGGCGCCCGCCACCCGGTGGGCCTGCTCCACAAACTGATCCACCACGTCGGGCGCGGCGCTTGCCCGCAGGGCTGCCAACCCGGCCTGGCCGGGCGCGGGGGCCGTAGTGGGCAGCGTCAGGACAGGCTCGTCATCCACGGGCTCGGGGATGCGGGTTTTCTCATACACCCACCGGACCGGCACCCGGACACCGCCGCGCACCAGCTTTTCCAGCGGGTCGGCCAGTTGTGCCAGGTCTTCCGGCTCGTTGATGTCGAATTCAAGGCGGGGGATGCGCCGGGGGCTTTGGTAGCTTTTGCCATTCAACACGTAAAGAGGGTATATGAGGTCCCGGGTGAGGGTGTTGGCCAGGGCCTTAAGGTCCGCGTCGCGGATCTCGGTGCGCACCTCGTTGTGGACGTTGCCCAGGGCGTTGGTGCTGGTTTTGCCGTCCGCCTGGCTGGTGAGGGTGCCCCCCAGAATGGCCTTACTCTGGCTTTTCTCACACCAGTTGATCATGGCCATGAAGGGGTCGGATTGGCCTTCCGCCGCCTTCTGGAACTCGATCTCCATGCCACGGGGGATGATGCCGCCGGCGTTATGGCCAATGCTCATCACCGCCCGTAGCAGGGTGAGTTTTTCCCCCTCGCCGGCACCATCGGGGTATTTGCCAAGCCGCAGGGGGAGCCCATAGATTTCAAGGAACTCGGCCAGGTCGCGCACACTGTAGTTTTTGAACAGGAACGGCCAGGCCAGCACCCGCACCAATCCCCGGCGGGACAGGTAGCCGGACTTGGCCCGCGCCTGGTGGTTGATCCACCCGAAGGGGCGCAGGGGCTCGCCGTGGTAGCTGCCATCCCGCAGGGTAATCCGGTTGCGGTTGTCCGGGTCGGTTTGGAACCAGCCCGGATCCCGCCATTCAACGCCCGCGACATAGTGCGTCCTGTCGGCGTACTCCCAGCGCAATTCCTGGCAGGAGAAGCCTTTGAGGATGGCATCGGCGGCATCGAAAATGGCGTCATCCAGCCAGGTGGCGGTGGTGAGCAGCTCCTCGATCATCTCCGCGTCGCGCTTCTCGGCGGCGCTGGCATTGGGCGGGGGGACGATGGCCCAGTCCACCCCTTGCAGCGCCAGGCGGCGCTTGCCCAATTCGCTTTGGATATGGGCGTCTTTCTCTTCCATGTCTTCCGCCAGCTCGCACTGGCGCATCAGGTCGCCCTGTTCCGCGCCGCCCAGTATGGCGGCAAGCCGGGATGGGGTGAGGCCGCTGGAGGGGTGGCCGCCGTAGTGGCGGTGAAGCTGGGCCAGCTTTGCGTTCCCCTCCGTTTGGGGCTCGGCCAGGTCGGGCAAGGCAAAGGGCTGGCCGTTGATGTCGAGGATGGTCGAGGTGGCCATTACCAGGCTCCTTGCTTGAAGGTGGCAAAATCGGTGTCGTCATCGTCCGGCGTGCCGCCATAGGCGCCGGCCTTGCCTGGCAGGGGGGTAAATTCGATGCTGCCCCCTTCCATCCAGCTGGCGCGGATGGCCATTGCCAGGGCCACGGCAAAGTCGCCGTGGCGTTGCTGGCCGTCGGCGCCCTTGCCGGAGCCCTTCTCGATTTGCGGTACCCCTTGTTTAACCTGGATCTTTGCCAAATCCGCCTGGGTATCTTCGTGTCGGGGGATTTCCAGGTTGTCGTCCTCGAACTCGGCCTTGAGCTTGGGCATCCACTCCCGGTACCAGGGCAGGTTCAACATGACGCAATCGATCATCTCCTGCCCGTAACGGAGCCGGGCCGCCTCTGCCAGGTAGCCGCCGTTGCCGGTAGCGTCGAAGGCCCCGCCGGTAAAGCGCGGCAACCGCTCCAGCAGGTAGAACAGGATCTGGCGCTGGGTCTCATAGGGGGCGTTGCGCAGCTCCACCACAAAGGGGGTGCGCTTGGTGAGATCCGGGCGGATGGCCAGGGGCACAAACACGGAGAGGTCGCCGGAGCGGGCGAAATCCTCGCCAACCACATGGCGGTGCTGGGGGTTGAGCTTGGCCAACTCGGGCGCCAGGTACTGGTCGCACCACTGCTCCACGTCCTGGCGCCGGGCATGTTCCGGCTGTAGCTCGAAGTCCTTGGGAGCGGTCCAGCGCAGGATGGGTATGTCGGCCACCATGGCCCGCTCCACCAACGACCGCTTGAGATACACCCCGCTGCCGGACTTGGGCACGCAGTAGTATTCCTCCAGGGCGTCTTCCTCGGTGGCGGTGTCCTTAAGCAAGCCCGCTTTCCAGGTATCTTCTGCCGCCTGGCTCCAGGGTTTGCGGGTGATCTGGCAAATGCGCTGGTAGAGTCCCTCGTCACAGGCATCGTCCAGGGTGATGGTATGCACACTGTAGCGTTTGCGGCCCGCGCGGGAATCCTGAATCAGCTGGTTGAACAGGTTGTCCACCCCATTGTGGGTGCTGATAAGGCGCACCTTCGCGCCCCACATGGTCAGCGCCAGGGCGGCCTTGAGCACTTCCGCCAGGCGGTCGTGGAAGGCGGCCTCGTCGATGGTCACGTTGCCCTGCATGCCCCGTAGGTTGCTGGGGTTACTGGACAGGGCCTGCACCTTGAAACCACTGGCGAAGTAGACCACGAAGGTCAGGATGTCCTTATCTTCGTCCCGTATGACTTCTTCCTGAATCTCGCCGGCGGCGCGATCGAACGCCCGCGCCCACATGGCCACCGCCTCGATGAATTCCCGGGCCATTTCCTTGTTACTGCCCACATAGAAATGGTTGGTGCCGCCCTCCGCCTTGACGGTACCGGCACACAGGGCCGCATCCGCCGCCTCGGCCCATGTCAGGCCGGTGCGGCGGGATTTTTCCGCAATTTTCAGGGGGGCGTCGTCGGCAATCCAGCGCTTCTGGTAGCCCAGTAGTACCTCGCTGGCGTCGAATTGCCGCATATCCGCCAGGTTTGCCTCAACGGTTGCGGGAAGCCCCCCCTCCAACATCACGCAATCCCCAATATCTGTTGCTTGATCCGTGCCACGCTGTCGGCGGTCAGGCCCGCCGCCCTGGCGGCCGTTTCAGCGGTGGCCGCCGCCTCGGCGGCGAATGCCTGGCGGATCTCCCGCTCGCGCTTCTCGTTGACGCTCGCCGCCTCCTCCAGGTGCTTGATGGCCAGGGACAATTCCTTGAGCAGCTTGGGGTGGACCGGCTCTTCGTCCTCGCTCATGTGCAGTGCGGTTTCGAACGCCATGGTGCGGGTGAATTCGTTGAGCAGCTTGCCCACCTGGCCCTGGGGTTGGTTGCCCAATTTGCCGATCCACATTTCGGCGATCTGGCGGGATTGGCGCATTTTCTCGCCGATGGCGTCCATGCGCTGGCTGTAGCGGTTGACACTGGACTTGCTGACCCGCTCGTCCCGCCCCTCGGCGGCCAACATTTCGTTCAGGCGCTGGGCGGCTTCGATCTGGGTAACGGCCGGGTCCCGCAGCAGCTCGTGGAGGGCGTCGCGAAACTCGGGCGGCAGCATGTCGATGGAGGATTTGCGGGCCATGCCTTACCTCGGGCCGGGGCGCTTGATACCCGGCACCCGCACGCGACCCTCGGCCACGTCCAGGCCGCGCTGGGTCAGGGTGGCCACCAGCACCGAGCCCACCTGCTCGGTGGTCACCAGGCCCTGCTCCGCCAGCCAGGTCAGATCGGTGTGCACCAGGTCGCGGCTGACACTGTGGCCAAACAGGCCGACGCCGCTTTGCAGCAGGCTGGAGTTGACCGAGTAATCCGTGTCCTCCGCCAGCAGGCGCAGCATCACCAGGCGGCGGTCTTCCGTTACGTGCGCTTCAAAACTCATGAGTGACCTCCTCGGTGTAACAGGTATTCCTGGATCATCCCCAGGGTGGAATTCATCTGCTGCAACTGCCCCTGCATGCTCTGCTGGCTCAGGCTCACGTCGGTGATGCGACCGTGGATCTCCGCCAGCTCGGTGCGTGCGGGCAGGCTGCGCACCTCGCCCTCCAGGCGGATCACGGTCTTCTCCAGCGCGCCGTTGGCCGTGCGTAGGGCGTTGATCTGTTCCTGGCTGTCGCTGCTGCGCCGGTCGATCCACACGTAAATGCCGATGCCCAGGGTGACTATCCACTGGGCAACCATCAGCCAGAAGCGCAGCGCGGTGTAGTCAAGCTCCATACACCGCCTCCTGCCGCCGCTGGCGTTCGTGATCCACCTGGCAATCCATGCAGCGGGCGGCATCCGGCTTTGCCCTCAGGCGCTCTGCCTGGATCGGCTCGCCGCACTCGATGCAATGCACGTTGCGCCCCACCCGCCGCTGGCCCGGTTCCGGCGCCCGGGTGGCGCGCTGGCGCGTTAGGGCGTCGTCGGTAAATTGCTGGTCCCGCGCCTGGGCCAGTTCGAACAGGTCGGTCATTACGGCGTTCCTTGTCGTGATTGTTGGGTGGCGTCCAGGTGGTCGATCAGCCGGTTCAGCTGGGCCTCAATGGCCTGGCAGCGGGCGCCGTAGGCGGTCATGTGGTGCAGGATGTCGGCCTGACGCACCCCGCTTGCCACCAGGCCATTGGCTTCAGCAAGGGCGGTGGCGCCGGTTTCTCCATCAGTTCCGGCGGCAGCACCAGGGGTGGGCAGGGTGGCGGCGCCGAGGGCGCCGTTGTACAGCCGGACAAAGCCATCAGTAAAAACACACTGAGGCAAAGGGATTTCAGGGGCGTCGGCCGTGGGGCGGTAGGTTTCGGTGACATGGGCAATCTCCAACGCCAGGGACTTGGCGCGTTGTTCGATGGACTTTTTCTCGGCGCGAAGGGCGCGCACGGCGTCGTCCGCCTGGCGGATCTGTGCGTCGTACTCGACCCGCAGGGCGCGCTCTCGGCTGGCCAGGGCCTCGGCGGTGGCCGCCTGGCACAGGGCGCGCTCGTGGGCGCGGCCCCGGTCGAACACGAACCCTTCCAGCCACAGGGCGCCGGCAATGGTCAGCAGGGTCATGGCCCAGGGGAGGTACCTGGTCAGAAACATACGGGATCGCCCCAGCCGGCCTGGGCGTAGCGCGGCGCAAGCACGACCAAAATGCGCCGGGGATAGCCCCGGTTTTCCTGCCAGTTGGCGGCACTGCGCCCGGCGTTGTGGCGCTCAACCTGGCCCCACCAGCGATTGCGGTCGCCCCCTTGGGCGGCGGCAAGATTCTTGTCGCGCAGCACCCAGCCGAGGCCGCCGTTGTAGGCCGACAGGGTAAAGGCCCAGCGATCACAGGGGGTTGCGGCCGCCAGCCGCCCATATAGCCAGTGGTCGTAGCGGGCCATGGCGCGAAAGGCCCAGGTGGGGTTGTAGACATCGCCGCCCCGCAGGGCCGGGTCGATATCGCCTATCCAGGTGGCGGTGGCGGGCATGAACTGCGCCATGCCCTGGGCGCCCGCCGGGCTCAAGGCTCTGGGGTTCCAGCTGCTTTCCTGGTGGATCTGCGCCGCCATCACCGCCACGGGGGCATCAAGGCCCCACACCAGGCGCGCCTGACGGGCCAGGTCCGCCCGGTAGCGGTTGGCGGCATGGGGCACGTCCGCCAGGCCCGGCACCACGATGGCGGCCGTCAGCAACAGGATGAGGGCCAACGGCTGCAGGAAGGCCAGCCAGCGTTTCATGTCAGGCCCCCAGGGCAATGGCGAGGATGACGGCGGCAACGATGATGGCGCGGCGGATGGTGGCCAGGGCGCCCATCAGCAGGTTGTTGTCCGCCTCGACCCAACCGCCCTCCATGCGTTGGATGTCCGCCTCTTCCAGGTACTTGTGGGGCCGGGCGTAGGGAAACACGCTACGGTCGACGCGGTACCCCAGCCAGGCGGCGATGGTCACCAGGGACAGCTTGTAGGCGGTGACGGTGAGCAGGTTGGGGGAAAAGGCCAAAATCACCAGCGCCAGGAGAATGGCGATAACGGCAAAGTCGGCCAGGCGCGGCACTTTCAGGGTGAACGAGCTGATGAATTCCTTGAGCATAAAAAATCCCCGGTGATCTATTGGGCTTCTTGAGCCTCAAGGATGCCGGGGATTGGAGCGGGATCGGGTTTAAAGGACTTTAATCCTTATGGACAGCGATTAGCTTTTAGAGGCAGCGGGCATCGCCCAGCGTCTCCCATTTGCCTTCGCGGGTCAGCTTGACGATATCAATTATCTGCACCCAGACTTTTTTGCCTTTGAAGCCGTGGTCATACAGCACTTCGCATACATAGCTGGCATAACCACTGCGCTCCGAGCCGTTATCAATGACACCGACTTTGAATATATTATCTTGCGTCCAGACAGCATCCTTGGCAGTTGGCTCCTGGGCGCTCTTGAACACGGCTTCCACCGCCTGGTGCAGGGGGCCTAATGCCAAAGCGCCGTTAGAGACGGCGAAAATAACGGCTATGGCCAGGGTGACTTTCAGTTTCATTGCACTCTCCTTGAGTAGATTAACCCTCGCCTTCCGCCCATGAGCGGTCGGCCAGGTCATCATAAAGAGACCGTTCCCGCGTGGAAACCCGTCCAGGCATAGGGCTTGTGCCGGGCAAGGCCGGCAATCCTTTACCCTGGGGCGCCGGGGGCGCCAGATCCTCATCCTCCCAGCAGCCACCGTTGAGCCAGGTGCTGGGCATCTTGACATAGGGGTGGTGGTCGCCCATTGCCTGGGCGTAGCGCAGGGCGCCGGCGATGATCTGGTCCGCCGTGGCCCTCAGATCCTTGTGCTTGCCGGTGACGATGGCGATGAACTTGCGCCGGGCGTCGGCCTTGGCGGTTTTGCGCCCCCGTGGGTAGTGGCGCCAGAATTCGTCGAATTGGGTGTCTATGTCCATGGTTCCTCAAAAGGGCAGTTTGGGTTGTACGTTGGCCCGGTGAAGGGCGACCTGCTCCCGCACGATGGCGTAGATGCGCGGCACGGTCAGGTTGTACTTCCTGGCTAGGGCTTCGTGGTTGTGACCCTTGAATTCCTGCCAGATCTGGCGGTCGCGGAGGGCTTGCCGGAGGCGATCCGCCTTTGGCAGGTAGAAGATGCGACCGCCGCCGTAGCTGGCCAGGGCAAGCAACAGGCGCAGGCTGATGTGGCGTGCCTGTTCGGGCTCCAAGGCCATGGCGGCCAGTTCGTTTTCGTAGATGTCGCACAGGGCCGCGAAGTCCTTCGGCCACTTTTCCCGGGCTTCCGGGGGCAGGCTTTCAAGGTGTTCCAGCAACCCGGCGTTGTAGCTGCTGTCGCCCAAGAGATCTTGCTGTTGTTCAGCCACGTTTCAATTCCTCCCTGTTGGTGCAATACGTCGGCATGTTCTCCAGCCCCAGGTCTTCGAACTGGGGCCAAAACATAATGCGGTGATGCGCCAGAAGGTCTTGCACGATTTGCTTGACGGCCAGTTCTGGATGATCAGTGGCCACTTGTTGAATCAGGGTGGTATCGTCACGAAACCATTGGCGCGCAACGCGCTTGCGCCATTGCTTGAGATCCTCCAGAACCTGGCTGGCCAGGCGGTGATCCTTTTCCAGCCACTCCAGGCTGTCCACGCCGATGCCGCCGTTGCGCTGGCTGCTGGCGCGCTTCGCCCAGTGGGCCAGGGCTGTCTCGGAGCCGTCCCGGACCATGCCGACCTGGTGCATCTGTATCCAGATCGCGCGCATGACGTCGACGATCTTGCCCTGGGCCTTGGGGCTGACCCGGCCACGGGGCTTCGGTTTGAAGCCCACCCGGCGCAGGTGGTGGATGACCTTGTGCAGTTCCATCAGGGACATGGCGGCACAGCTATCCTTGCCGGTCACGGTCTTCAGCATGGCGCGATAGGTCTCGCGGTCCATGCCAAGCTGCTTTTTGGCAATATGGATCTGGGCCAGAGCGGCTTTGCGGTTGTCGCGGATTGTCATGGGTCACCTTGTGGCTGCTCATCAGTGCCAGGCCACCACGCCTGGCAGACGCCCTGTGTTAATTTTCTTGGCCTCAAACGAGGCGGGAAAAATTAACCTGGGCGTTTCGCTTGCTACAGTTTTCCCAGCGCCTGACGCTCGGGCGCTCCGTTCACGCCGTGGTTGAGTTGCGCATCTTTGCCTTGCGATCGTCCCGAAAAATAATCACCGTGCTCCAGATCACTCAAGCGGCGGCCCGCATTCCGATTGCGCGATTTGAGTGATCCGCGATCCGGGTATTTTTTGGCAAGGAAAGCTGACACGGCTTTATCGTGCTCGGGTGTGCCGGCAAAGGTGTTGATTTTCCCGGTGACGGAATGCACCCACCCATCACTGAACAGGTCGGCCCGCCGGGTTTTAGTGGCTGGTTTGCAGCGCTTCAGTGGGCCTTTGATATGAGCCTGTCGCGCGCTCTTCGCCTGTCGGAGCAGGGTTGAAAAGGCGTACTGGGCAATCTCCGGCGCCGGGTCAAGGCCGATGAACAACCAATTGCCGGGGCGGCCATAATTGCAGGAGAAAAGCACCCGGCAACCGAAGGCATCACCAATCTTGGCCGCCAGCATTGCTTCCCAATTGGCCGGCTTCATACTGGCCCCTGCCTTGGCGGCGGCCTCGACGGCTTCCGCTGCCAGTACATCCAGCTCGGTGATGCCGTGGAGCTCCATAAGCTTCATGGCCTGCCGAAGTGCGGCCTCGGCCTCGTGCTCATTACTGCTGGCGGACAGCGCCAGGCACTTCTTGATCTTGTCGATGATCTTGTCGCGGTCGCTCATCTCACACCCTCGCCCACTATCACGTAGCGCGTGATGCCTACGTCTTGATCCCCATATTCCCCGTGCAGGCGCCGGATGTGGCTGAACCCGTCGCCAAACACCTTGATGCCCAGGCGCCTAGCAGCTTCACCGTCGCTATGGGTGCACGAGACGCGTTTGCCGCGCACGGTGCTGGTGACGTAGGCGCCGGCGGAGTACTTCACGGTGCATTCGATTTCCATTTCACACCCCCGCCACGTCTTCTACCTGGTCCTGGGCGATCTCGTACCAGAACTCGTCGGTGCTCACCAGGCGAACCCCCAGGGCTTCCATATCCGGTTCGGGCAGTTCTCGCAGGGCTTCCTTGTTGATGTCGGTTTTCACCCGCAACAGCCCGTCCCGCCCAGCGGCCTGGATTTTCTCCATCACCGATTGCCAGGTGAGCTTGGCCAGGGGCTTTAACGAGGTGGTTTTGCGGAATCCGTAGGCCCCGTGGTTGGTGCTGATAGTCTTGGCCTTGGCGAACAGGTCGGCCTTGTGATAGGTGGCGTAGGCGCCCAGGGCATCCCCTAGGGTTTTGATGCGCAGTTGCAGTGGCGCGGCGGCGTCGCGGGCGGCGGCCTTTGCGTTGTCGATCGCATCGTTCATGGTGGATTCGATGGCGTTGATTTCCCGCGCCAGGCGGGCGATCTCGGCGAGGGTTTCGTCCGCCTCGCGGATGCTGGCAATTTGCGGGATGCTGGGTTTTGTTCTGGCCATGGGATCGTCTCCTTGTCAGTGGATAAGGGCTATGGGGGTGGTAAGGGGTTCTTCCCAGAGGATCAGGCATTGCTCAAGGCTTGCCCGGGTGAGTACGACGCCCCGCCGTGTGTTGTGGGTCTGGCTGAATCCCTGGTCTTTAAGGCATTCGCAGGCGGCGCCGTAGTGAACGCGGATGACCGGATGGGTGTAACGGCCAATCTCCATGCTGGCGATGGCGATGCCGCGCTGTAAGAGGATCTCAGCAGCCCGCTCGGCGCGCTCGATGCTGACGGCAATGAAGTGGTTTTGCTTCGATACGTTCATGGCCCTTCCCTCAGTGGTTTTCCGTCCAGCGCACTTGGCAGCCCTCCACGAGGGTCAGGCGCTCGCTTAGGCGCCGCCCGTCGCGGATGATGTGCCTGACATGCCCGCTTTGCAGTTGCCGACAGCCGCCGCCACAGGCGATTTCGATGCGGGGAATGCCCTCCCCTAGCAGGATCTTCTTGATGGAAAGATTGATGCTGGCGAGGAAGGCGACAGCGGACGACACGCTGGCCAGTTGGGATTGGAGGATGACGTTTTGATTGTTGGCCATGGTTACTCTCCTTTACAGTCGTGATTGCAGTGGCAGCTCCGGCAGGCGCGGTATAGGCGGATACGCTGGGGATTGCTGCCAACAAAGGGTTTTTGCCGTTCGATTCGGCATTGCTCGCCGGTGATCTTGCCCAGCACGGGGCAATCCACCAGGGCGGCCCAGGCCATGATGGTTTTTTCCATCCTGGCGGTGCCCGCCGGGTATTTGTTGGCCAGTAGGGTGCTGACGCTGGCGCGATTGATGCCCACCCGATCAGCGGCGGCGGTGCAGCTGCCGGATTCGTCTACCAGCCGGGCCAGAACGCGGATGAACTCGGGCGGGTTGTCGCCCCAGGCGCTGATGTCCACCGCCACGGGGTTGCGTTTACGATGGGCAGTCATAGCAGTTCCTCCGGCTCGTCGGCGTGCATGACCTTGTTCAGGTTGGGGTCGTACACCACCCCCACCCGCTGGATCATGGGGGGGCGCGGCCCGGTGTTCATGCGGGGTATCAGGCCAATGACTTCCAGCTGGCCTCGACTACGGCCGGCGGGCTTGATGACTTGCAGGTAGCCGGCCTTTTTCAGGGCGGTGATGTAGGTGCGTGCGGTGTGGAAGGTGACGTCAATGCCGGCGGCGGCGCAGTGCCCCGCCAACTGGCGGGCATTGGTCGGCCCCAGCATGCGCAGGCAGCGCCACATGGCCTCCTGCCCCATGCCCTGGGTGACAGGGTTGCCTTGGCGGTCC